CCTTATATCTTTCATTTACCCATTCTTTTTCTTCTCTTTGGTGCTTTTCTTCTTCAGTTTCATTTATTTTATCTTCTTTTACATAGTTTTGATCATCATTTGTATTATCATTGGTATTAGTATTACTATAATATGATTGATTATTATAATAAAAATAATCATCGAATTCGTCATCAGAGGAATTCAAATAGTTAGAATGACGATAATGTTTATCTGAAAATCTATATGCAAAACGAATAAATACATTATAGCTAACATTACAATGTGTACGGACGAAAAAGGTATTATATAAATTTGCTAAATCTTTTCTATGACGATATGACCACGTATCAAAAGACATATCAGACGATTTTTTATTGAAATCAAACATAACTTATGTTTATAGTATAATATATATTAATAGTGTAAAATGTGTATATTATTATTAATATATATTAATTGTTATAATATTTTACGCATATTTATATCTGTTTACATAATGGACAAGTAAAATTAACATCAAACCATTTATTAATACAATCTTGATGAAATAAATGATTACAACGAATTTTTGCTAATATCATAGAATCTCTGAAAATTTCTAAACAAATTGGACATTTTTCGTCTACATCACCTGAATCATAATTTATTTTAGTTAACACATGTTCAGCAAGAATATCTCTTACCCATTTTCTTATTTCATTTTGTTGTTGTTCAGTTTCAGATGTACACCATCTCCATGCTACCTGTTTTTTGACTCTACTTATTTTTGCTCGTATTAATTTGCAATTCGTATTCATTAATTTTATGTCAGTATCGTCTAAAGGTGGGATTTGGATATTTAATTTTTCACATAATAATAATATTTTGGGTAAATTTTTTGCTTTATAGGCTTTATTTGCTTCAAGAAATAAAATATTTAATTCTGCGTCATTACAACGATCTGGGTGTGTTTTATATGTAATTTTTCTATACAATCTATTTAAAATATCAGATGACATATCAGATAATTCTTTTTCTTCATCAAAAATATCTTCTGTTTCAGAACTTAATTTTTCATCATCAAAAGGATTTAAACCATCAGGAATTAAATCCTTCAAAAACTTTTCAACATATTGTTCTGATAAAAGTGAAACTTCATCGTGTTCCATATTAAGATATTGAAATTCAAGCATCATGCGCCGACTTTTTAATAAATTTAAATTTTGATTTTCTATATTTTCCATTTATATATAAATTATTAATTATATATAAATTTTATTAAAATAACCAGTCATAATTTATGTTCTATTATCTGCTACGTTTTCACTTTTATCTCCAAAACGATTTAAATAAATATATACATCAGTTCCAACTCCTTCAACTGGTGATATGGTCATATCACCACCAAAATATCGAGCATATATACGAGATAATCCCAATCCATGTCCATATCCAGCAATTTTTATCCCTCTATTTTCATGATTTTCATTGGCAGTTGTAAAAGAAAAACTAAAAATATTTTCCAAAATTTCACGAGAAAATCCTCCTCCATTATCTGAAATCTTTATAATAAAATCTTCTTTTGATACACTTGTTTGAATTTTTATTGGTTTACTACAATCATTAAATTCCGCTGTAGCACGACCTGCATTTTTTAAAACTTCAAATACAATATAATATAAATGAGAAGGAATATATAAAAATTCATAATCTGATTCAGCAAGATCTAATTCTACCTCTAATTCTTTATAGAAAACATTGTCTACAATCATTTTAACATCTTCTATTGCATGTTTTATTACCTTGTGTGGATTACATTTTGTATCTATTACACCAACAGTTGTTTCAGATAAACTATCTTTTTGAACATCAACGTGTTGTCCAATTAAAAAACGAATTCCAATACGAGAACTATAAAAATGTTCTAATGTTTTATCTATAGTAACTATTTCATCTTTTGAAATAGTTTTATCATTATGTTTTAGTCTATAAGGTTCCAAAGCATTAGAAATATTTAACTCTAGGTCTTTATGTTCTGTTTTAATATTTGAAATTAGTTCTGTAAAACTATTTGATTCTTCTGTTGAATTTGGTTCAGGGTGTGATGTTATTTTATCAAATGATTTTAAATATAAATCATAAACATTTTGTATTGATTGAGTACTTGATACAGAATATGGTAAATTTTCTAATTCAACTGCTCTTTGTGCTAAACGAACCGGCAATTCTTTATGTAAAAATAAAGATTGTTGCTTTATGTTTCCAGGACATTTTAGTTTTCCATAATTACATACATAATTTAATTTGAGTGCTGTAGCATTACGACTAGCATAGTGTCTTACTGTAGATAAAAGTTTCAACATAGGAATGTACATATAAATTATATTAATCTACTATATTATATTTATATAATTAAAACTTATAATTGATTGATATATATTAATAATATATTACAAGTTATCTCATTTTTAAGATTTATTACTTTTTATCAGTTTTATCAGTTTTATCAGTTTTTTTTTGTTCTGTAATTCCCATTTCATCATATAGTGGTTTAATACTTTCCCATAAAGGAGAATATTCGGACAAATAATCTCTTTGTAATTGTAATATATCTTTTACATTTTTTTGTTGCCAAAATTGTGTCATATCCACTTGATTTTTATTTGTTGTAAATTTTGAACTAGATATTAAATATAGTTTGTTTGAATTTAGATTAAAATTCAAACATTTAGTTTTAAGTAGAAATCCGCGTCGGAACATTTTAATATATAGCAGGAATTTATATTAAAATATTAAATTTAAATCAATTTTAAAAATGAAATTTACAAAAATAAAGTTAAGAATTATATTTTTAAATATAAGTATATAAGTATAAAAATGTCAGCCTTAAGAAGAATTGAAAGAGAATTAGTTGAAATTAGAAGGGATCCACCAGTTAATTGTAGTGCTGGTCCCGAACACAATGATATATTTGAATGGAGAGCAACAATTATGGGTCCATCCGAATCCCCATATCAACATGGAGTTTTTTTTTTAAGTGTAAGTTTTCCTCAACAATATCCATTTAAACCACCTAAGGTTAAATTTTTAACAAAAATTTATCATCCAAATATTAATGCTAATGGTAATATTTGTTTAGATATTCTAAAAGAAAATTGGAGTCCAGCTTTAACAATATCTAAAGTATTATTATCAATTTGTTCATTATTATGCGACCCAAATCCTGATGATCCATTAAGTGTTGATATTGCTAGACAATATAAAAATAACTATCCAGAATATGAATTAAGCGCAGCAGAGTGGACTAGAAAATATGCTTCAGCATAATATATTAATTATAATAGACACCCAAGTAAAAATATTATATTAAAAGTATATAAAAAGATATATGTTTGAAACTTTGATTTCAATTTTACCATTTTCTTGTCACATAATTATATGTGCATGTGGTGGGTATCTATTATGGAGATGCGCATCAGATATATTTGAAATCCATAATGATAATAAAAAAATTGAAGAAATTCCATCAGTTGAACCATCAGTTGAACCATCAGTTGAACCATCAGTTGAACCATCAGTTGAACCATCAGTTGAACCATCAGTTGAACCATCAGTTGAACTATCAGTTGAATTAGCAGTTGAATCAGCAGTTGAATCAGCAGTTGAACCAGCAATTGAAGATAACAATCCAAAATTAATTATAAATGATGAAGAAAATGAATCTGTATTACCAGAATATCCAGAAAAAGAAGGCTGTAATAATGCCATTATTACAGATTATTCTAATAATATTATTTCTTTTAAAGAAAAAAAAGGGAAATTATTTTTATATGGGATTTTTCAAATTAAAGATGATGAAAAGATATATATAAATTGGAGACAATTATATACAAAAGTTAATAAAATAAAAGTAATTGACGTTTGTAGTAATGAATTATATAAAAAATTTTTAAAATATAAAGAATATGATAAGGTTCCAATTCATCATGTAAAATCATTTAAAAATTATTTTACATAAAATAATTTTATATTTTTTAAAAAAATTTAAAAAATATTATATTAATATATATAATTTGATGTTTAATTTTTTAAAATCAATCAAACTTCCATTTAACAAAAAAATAATAACGTGTTTAACAATTCTTGTAGTTGTTCTTGCTATTATCTATTTATCTGGATTAACTAAATTCAATACAAAACCTATCTGGGAAACTTATACAGCTGATGGATTAGCAGAAAAATCATTAAAAGTATGGGCACAAACAAATTACACTGGTGGTTTTTCGAAACTAAAATTACTAGCAGGCGAGCATTATAAAAAATTTAAAAATAAAGAAATGATTGATAATCATAATATGGATCCAGCTGTTATTAAGTCACTCAAACTTCCATCTGGCGTAATTATGGTTTTATTTGCAAAAACTGATTGTACTGGGGCAAAAAGAAAAATTTATGGAGGGGCAAGAAACTGGGAAGATATGAGTAAAATTAACAGCTGGACTATAGAAATTGGTTCAATAGCACTTTATAGAAAAGAACTTTGGGACAAACATTCTAAAAATCCAGCTATAATTTATGAAGGAGAAGATTTCACAGGAGATTCGGCAAAATTATGGGTTCTTCCAGATGAAGACAAGGTATCATATAAGTTAAATGAATTAGAATGGTGGAATATTAATAATGATTCTGTTACTTCGCTAGAAATTCCTTCAGGAAAATGGATTGTTAGGGGATATAGAAATGACAGTTTTCAAGGTTTCAAATATTCTATGAAAAAAACACATCTTAAATTAAAAGATAGTCAAAATAATACATGGACATCACTTACAGTAGAGAGACAACCATCTAATGCAAAAGCCCCAATGTAAATAAATTATATCTTAATTTTTTTATTTGAACCACCAATAATAATAATATTTATTGATATATAAAGTAAATATTATTATTAATACTCTAATATAAATTATTTATACCATTTCAGTTTCATGTTGTTCTTTATCTATACATAAACGATAAGCATCACCACCGTGTTCAGTAAAATCTAAACCTTTTTCCTCTACTTCTTCGGATACACGAAGTAAATTGAAATAATTTAAAATAAATGCTACTAATGACATGATACCACCAGACCAAGCACATATGGATAAAACTCCAGCGATTTGCCATCCAAGTAATTCTCCATCACCACCATAAAATACTCCATCAGTTGTGTTAAAAAATCCAACTGCTAAAACTCCCCATATACCACACATTCCATGAACTGGAAATGCATCAATTGGATCATCTATTTTTAACTTTTGTAATAAATCACTAGATGCTTTGTAAATTAAACCACCAATTATGCCAATAAAAAATGAACCATAATCTGTAACACCATCACAACCAGCAGTTATTGAAACAAGACCAGCAAGAATACCATTACATAATAATCCCATATCATATTTGTTATTTGTCTTATAATTCATACCATAATGAACTAAACAAACTGTAATAGCAGCCGAGACAGCAGAAATCGTTGTATTCATCATAACAATAAAAACACTTTCTTCATTTTCACCACCAATTGCTAAAACTGAACCACCATTAAAACCATACCACCCCATCCATAAAATAAATGTTCCCAAAACAACAAGTGGAATATTATGTCCACTAAATTTATCTTGATTAACTTTATCATCAAAACGACCTTTTCTAGCTCCAACTATAATTGCACCAACTAATCCCGCAATACCACCACATAAATGTACTATACCTGAACCAGCAAAATCGGTAAAACCACCTTCTGATAACCAATCGCCACCCCATGTCCAATGTACTATCCAAGGATAAATCAATAAATTCATTACCAATGTAAGAATAAAATAACCATGAATAGTTGTTCGTTCTGCCATACACCCACTTACAATTGTCATTGTAGTTCCAGCAAATGCCCATTGAAATAACCAATCTCTATAATCAGTTGTAGCATATTGATCAGTATTGAATTTATTTCCTCCAATAAATTCACCTGTCCCATAAGCCATACCATAACCAAGTAACCACCACAAAATTGTGGTTATACAAATATCCATAAAATTTTTAAATAAAATATTCTGGGTATTTTTTTGCCTAACTCCTCCGGATTCTAACATAGCAAATCCAGCTTGCATCCAAAATACTAAAATAGCAGCAATTCCTATCCATAAGGAATCTAAACCTTGAGATAATTCTTCTAACGAATACGTCATAATTGTGTATTATAATTTTTTTTAATGAAAATTTCTTAATCTGTTTTTAAAAATATTATCTATAAATTATATTTAAAATTCGTGTTCATATAATAATTTATGAATTATTAATTGAGATGTTCTTCCAACACGTTGAGCACGACCAATAATTTGAATATTAGTATTTTCATCCATTTTATGAAACATTACAATATTAGTTGTCATTTGTAAATTTAATCCACTACCATAATGCTTAGCATTTAACATTAATACTTTAATATCACCTTTGGTATAATCTCTTATTAATTTTCTAATAACATCTGGTCGTCCACATAATTTTTTCCACGAGATATAATTTTTGTCAAGTTCGCTTATTATTTTTTTAAAAGTATAATCAGAAAAAATTAAAAATTTCCCATCTTCATAACTATTTATAATTTGTATTAAATTATTAAGTTTAGTATCATATGTTGAACTATTCTCTGATTGAATTACCTCTGTATTTACACAAAATTTTGTATTTTTTATTTGTGAATAACAACTTGGACACTTAGTATCATTTGTTTGATACTTGTTAATACAATCTTGACAAAATTTTAAATTACAACATTTTAATGTACAAGATTTTGCTTTAATTTTATTTAAACATAATAAACAAAGTGAATATTTTAATATATTATTTTTTAAAGTTTTTAATTTAGCTTCTTTATCAATTTTGTACTCAGTATATCTTTTTAATCTAGATTCATAAATGGACATATTACAACGATAAGCTCTTCCCCCGTATTTATTTCTACGAGATAAATTAAAATATTCGAATTGTTTTATTTGACTATTTATACTATTAATTCTTTTAGAAAAAGTTTCTATTTGTCGTTTTAAACGAATTAATAAGTATTGAAAAATATTTATATTATCTGATTCATAAGAATAATTACTTGAATCTAAATTTTTAATTGCACCATCTATGTCTCCAGCATTTAATTTTATTAAAATTGTTTTTGAAACACTATCTTTAATAACACGTAACCATATTGGTGTTATACATTTAATATCTATATATATCGGTTTTGGAATATTTCCAGTAAAAGATTCCTCTATTGTACAACACTCTGTTTCAATTACTAATGCTCTTTTTAGACATTTATATATTGTATATGTAGTATTATATTCTAAATTTCTAAATGTATTTTTTATAAAACCAATATTTTTGTGTTCTTCTAAACGATCATAAGTTGTTGTTATAAACCATAAAAAATCATAACTTATATTAGAACTATTAGGTAAATTAATTGTATCCGCCTCATCAATTATTACTCTTGACCATTTATAATTGGCACTTTGTTCTGAAATTATTTTATATTTATTAGCATTACATAATATAATGTCATATTCCATGAATAAATTCATATCTATTTTATCTCTTTTTGTTCGGATTGGATAAACCTTTAAATTAGTATTTTCTTTAATATCATTTAACCATTGATAAAATAATGAATGTGGGACAATTATTAAATTTGAAGGCATATATATTTTACGTGATGATAATGTGTTATTTGATGAAATATCTTCTATTCGTGTATAAGAATTTTCACATATTAAATCCATAGGTGTATTATACTTAATGTAATCTATATACGAAAATACGTATTTATAAATTATTGTAATTACATCTTTAGTAATGACATTTTGCAATAAGTGAATTAACTTTTTGTATTTATTTGTATTAATATTCCTTTGACATAATTTAATAATATTTTCAGATTTTGAGTCAAAATATGGTATTGAAATTGGTGAAATCGAAATTAATGATAAAATACTTAATGTTTTACCAGAACCAACATTATCTGATAAAATCCCTATATTAATATTACTAGTATGTTTAACATTTCTACTAGTATATCGATTCGCATTCCTACTTCTTGAATCGATATTCATTTGTATGGTATTATTTAATTCCTTATATATCATTGCATACGTGGTCGATAATTGATGATCTTTTAATTTAATTTTTATATTTTGAGGCTGATTTGTCCAAATTTTTTGAGAATCTTTATTTAATGATATGACATTATCATATTTTTTATAAATATTTAATTGATTTAAGTAATTAATATTACAAAAATGTTTCAAAAAATCATTGACACTATATAATTTATGCCATATTTTATGAGATTTTAAAGATTCATTATTATCTTGATTCGTGAAGCGCCTGTAAAATTCTTGAAATGAAATGTCATCACAAGAATTAAATAATATATTTAAATAGTTCTCGTCCATGATATCTTTATTTTTAAAAAAAGAATATTTTTTAAATGTTTGGACACGAGACATTTATTATATCTTTGATTATAAATTAAAAATATAATTTGATTTTTAATTTAAAATGTTAATATTTTAATTAGATATAATATTTAAAAATCATTGAAAAACCCAAAATTATCTTTAGTTATTTTTTTTTCCTTTTTTTCCTTTTTTTTCCTTTTTTTTCTTTTTTTCTTTTTTGGATTTTCTACTTTTAAGTTATTATTATCCTGATCGTTAATGTTACTATTACTACTATTACTATTATTACTATTATTTGATGATTCATATCCAACTTTTTTATTATAATCATCTAGTTTTTGATTAATGTCTGATAATTTTTTACGAATATTTAATAATTTTTTTTTATTAACTGCTATTTTTTTATTAGATTTATTAGTTAGTTCTTCATTTTTTTTAACTTCACGTTGATAGTTTTTTTCAATTAATGAACATTTTTGTTCTAAATTTTGTTTAATCTTTTTATCACCTTCAATTGTTTTAAGAGCAGTATCTTTTTTTAATTTACAATCGTTAATTTTATTGGATAAATTTTCGATATTTTGATTTTTTTGAGTTATATCAGTTAATAACTTTTTATTATAATTTTCTAAATATTCAATCTCTTTTTGTAACTTATCTCTATGTTCTTGTAATTTTAATATTTTTTTATATGATTCTGATATTAATCCATCAATATCTATTATCATTTTTCCAGTATTAAATGATAAAAGTTTATCATGAGGTATTTTAAATGTTTCATTGAATTTTTTTATTTCCTCTTCAATTTTTGAACCTTGTTTTATGATTTTAACATATGTTTCAAAATGAACATCGTCATTTAAAACATCATTGTTTTTATCAAATATAAGTTCTGGGAAATCATTAATTATTTTGTCTATAATGTTCTTTTGATATTTCGCTGGTAAAGACATATTATTATAATAATTAACAAGATTTTATTAGCTCTTTATTTTTTATTCTTTTTTAATAATTTTTTTTTCTTATTCTTTTTTGTTACTTTTTTTGTTACTTTTTTTTGTTTTCTAGTAGTTTGTTTCTTATTTCCACCAAGTTGTGCTTTAATTGTATCATCAAGTATTCTATAACGATTGATAACATTTTGTAACATTTGTTTCATTTCTTTTGTTTTTTGTTTTTCTAGAGTTTTATTACGATCATGTAATAAAGAAATTTTTTGTAAAGTTTCTCGTACATTCTTCTTTGAAGACATATTTATTTATATTACTAAACAATATTTTTTAAAATTTTTGTTTAGTAGTTTAAAATTTAATTCTTACTATATGTTAAATATGATACAAGACATAGCAAAATTTATATTTAATCCTATTTCAATTGTAGTAATTATATTAATTTTTTTACTAAAATATTGGTCTAATAATCTAAATGCAATAGATTCAAATTATCAAAAATTTGTTTATATTGGTGGAATTTTAATAACTGGATTCAGTTTTTTGGGATTTGGGCTAGAACTGTTACTACTTAACTTTACTCAAAAATGATATAAGGAAATACATACTAATTAATAAAGTATTAATATGTATGTATCACAAAAAGAAGCATGTAAATTTTTCGGAGTCTCTACTTCTACGCTTAGACG